TTACCGCCTCGTATTCCTTGGTCCAGGTCGGCATGATCCAGTCCGTCGCGGTTTCGACGACGATCGCATGCCTTCGGTTTTCGGGGTCGAGTCGAACGCTTTGAACACAGCAGGCAAATTGGTCATCAAACGTGTATGGTTCCTTAGCAAAATCCGCATCTGGTTTCGTCACAAAGACATCCACCCACTTCTCTCTGCACCCCGCGCGCATTTCACAGACGCATTGGAAAATGCCCCTTGCAACACTTTCCAACACTGCAGTAGAGAACGCACACGATGGTATGGTGGTGGCCTCTCAGGCTGACGTGGACGCTGCTTTTCGTGACATGGAGCACCTACTTGCTGCACAGCGGCCTGTACATGTCGAGCACAATGGCACTTGTGTCGGCTGTGGTGGAGGCAACCTCGTCTACAACGGACCGGGCTCTGGAAACCCCGGATCCTGTATCTGTGACGATTGTGGCATTGTGCAGCCTGGTGACATCTTTTGGGAAACGATGTATGGACGTAATTTTTCGACTCGATCAAGCAACTATAAGCGAGTGCATCACTGGCATGAGCGGATTAGCCAGCTTCTTCTTATGGAGTCCCCGATCCCTCCCGCGCAAATGCTTCAGATTGCTGAGATGCTATGCGACGGCACACACCAAATTATCAACAAAGATACCGTGCGCTCGGTACTCCGATCTTTGAATCTACAGCTCTACATAGAAAAGTGGCTGCAGATCATCTTCCGCATCACGCAGATCCAACCACCGTGCCCGGGTCCGTTGGTCGTGCAGCAACTCGACACGCTCTTCCAAGAGCTGCAACGCCCCTTCGATGCTTGCAAGACACCTGCGCGCAAGAACTTCTTAAACTACAACTACGTCTTCTGTCGCCTGTTCCAGAAGATGGGATGTCCCCAATTTGGTATGTTCTTCCCATTGATAAAGTCCAAGCCCAAGCTGAAGTCATTGGACGACATGTGGACGTCGATGACAGATTCTCTTAACTGGCCAATCACACCGCTGATACAAGTGGCGCCGTTCGCTGTGCGGCTTGAGCAACCCTCCCTTTTGCTACAGCGCTTAGGCTCTCAATGCGCATTGCCAATTCCGGCTGCGATTGAAACAACGCCATTGAAAATGGTATACCAAAGGTGGGATCGTCATCGCGCAAAAGACCAGACACGGTCGCCAAAGCGGCCCCATTCATACCCACCTGCACCAGAGTTTCAAAGACTTGGTTTGCTAAGGAGGCGTCTCGGCTGAACTTCGGCAGAACGGCCTCGATTACAGCACCGATACCGATGCCGAGGACAGTGTGGGTGACAGACACCTGAATGGACCGACTCGTGTTCATAATCTACCAAGGCTCTAGAAATTTTAGACCATCTGGCTCCATGGCGCGGGCATGAAATCCTTCACAGCCAACAAGTCCGACGCACTCTGTGGCCCGTCCTTCGGTGGTATCGGATTGTCGGAAGTCATCGACGACTGCCAGTATTCCTCATTGCCCATGTGGAATTCACCCGGGTCGCTCGCCTTCCACCAATACAGCATCTCTAGTGGATTGACCGTGTGCTCCGGACACGTGTCAATCACCATAACCTCGTTGTCTTCCGTGTAAGCGTCCAGGAGTTGCGCGAAGGCATCCTTCGTCAAAAAATCCCCGAAATCCTCCCACAGCGCCTCACGCTGACGCTGCTGAATGGTCTTCATAATAAAGCAATAGTCGGTGTTGCCGCGAAGTGTCGGTGTAATTGCCTTCGCGTACTGTGTCGTAATGAGTACAAACAGTCTGTAGTGCCGCCCGGCGACGAAGAGCTCCATCAGATTCGCGTCGTACTTTAACCGCTGATCACTGATCACGTCGTCGAGCAGTATGAAGAAGGGCGCCTTCGCGTCCTTCTCCTCGTCTGTGAGACCATTGTCGTTCAGTATCTTCTTCTGTCTCTTAAAGACCGCATCTAGAATCTCTGGTTCGTACTTGGGGTAGATGTACTTGGCCGGGATGTACTGCCGCCAAAATTTATTAAGTTCGTCAGTCTGTGAAATAACGATACCCGCTGGTATTTTGTCCTTCATAAGGTACATAAGATTCCTAAACACCCACGACTTACCCGTGCGTCGCTTCCCTACGGCGACCACGGTACCGTCCAGCTTGATTGTCTCTGGGTCGAATTCAGTCAAGTCTGGGAGAATGACCTCAGCGTATTGGTCCGCAGCGAGCACGGGCATAGTGGCATGCTTGCCGTATGTGACACCCTTCGATGGCTGTGTGGGTGTGGCGGGTGTTGCATTTTGCTTCTGTGTAGTAGCGACCCGTGGGTTCGTCTTTCCCACTGCTTTCTTCTCAGACTCCGGTGTTGCTGCCATATTTATAGAATCAGTCAGAAAACTGACGCTCGACGTCGACACTAGACACCGCGTGTGTCGGGTCCTCGTACGGCTGTGCGAAGCTGTATTGCTGCGCGGCGAACACCGGTATGTTGCACTTCACTTCGAGCTTCATGCGCTGGCAGATTACAGAGATGTCCTCAAAGCTCCAGTGGATTCCAAATTTGTCACCACCGACGCCAGTGTAGACCTGGTTCGCGTAGGTCGTGGCGGCAACGACGTCACCCGGGGCCACTGTGCCGTTGGGAATGACCGTGCCCGTTGTATCGCAGATGTTAATCTTTCGCGCGAATTTGCCACCCATGCCATCCCATGCAAACTTCGAGGTGGTCATTTGCACGGAGTGTCCAATCAGAGCACCTGACATCTTGTCGTACTTTGGCCGCACAGTGCGAATCTGGAGCATCTTCACCTCATCGTGTGAGAGGTTCTTACGTCCAAGGATTTTGAGCTGGTTTGCCTGCACGAAGGCCAGCAGCTTGTCGTCAATTGCCTCCAGCATAGTTGCAAATGCGGAGAAATTTGGGTTGTCCTCGCCATTGATAGCCCCGTCTGTCAAGTCCAACGAAAACTTGGCCTTGTGCACGTCCGTTGGGCCCCACATCGTTCCGAAGTTGCCGTCCCCGGTCACCCGTGGCCAGTTCGTCACACACGCCGGTGTGACAATGGCGACGTCAGTGCAATGTGGCTGCAGCAGCATGTTGATGGCGACTTTCCCGGCTCGATCGGCGCCGAGTGCAAACGTCACGTCGTTCGTCGGGAAGTCGGACCACTGCATGTAGTTGCGGCGTGTGTTCATCGAGAGAAGTAGCGACTTGGTAGCGGCTGCAGGCGAGTACCCTGGTTGTGGCTCAGAAAATCGAGTGTGTCTGCAGTGGGAAGGAACTGCAAATGGTCGCGCTCAATGGGAAGTTTCACGGAACCTTCCGATGTCTGGACTGTTTGGTAAGCAAGTGGACCTATTGCTGCAGCAAGTCCCTGTACGTCGACCTCTGCACTGTTCACAGTTGGCGTGCCCGAGCCAAAGTGGGCACGCAGACCGTCTTCCCGATACGCGAAGTCACCACCTCTGCAAACACCTCGCTCCACGGCATTCAGAATGCCGTTGAACGTGGGCGTCAGATCTGGCCGCGGTTGGAACTCTTGAACGCACTCGCCGTGAAACAGTTGCGTCATTCTTTAACGTTAAGTTTAGAATTACTCGTTCGGGTCTCCACACCGAGACATGCAGTAGTGCTCCCTGTTACATGGCATAAAGTTGCCGCGCACGCGACACCAACTGTGCATCGCTTCGTGGATGAGTGTGCCTACGAGTTCGGGATGTGTCATTCCACAGACACCGCATATTTCTATGGTCTCGCCATCGGTGCGACCGAGCAGCGTTTCGTCGTCGTAGAATAGGATCGCTTCACGAATACGTTTCTTGGCCCCGGCGTCGTCAAAGGCAACCTGCTGCGGTTTACAGCGATATTTGCGTACCGCGTAGTTAGAGAACCGCCTCTTTGCCAACACGAGTCGTTCGTCAAACACACGACGGGCTTGCCACTTCGCCAGCGCCAGGCGTTTCTGTGTCACGGGGCGACCCTCTGTCTCCGGATAGATTGGGTAGACGCTGTCGCTTGGTACCTCCAGGGTGTGCCTCGTCTTCATCGCTTTCCTGTGGATCAGAAGATGGTAGTGGAAAAGACGGGTCGGCGAGCGTCCAATATGCGTAATCCACGGAACGTGAGAGCGCGTCTGCGAGCTGTGTCGCAATCTTGGCTTTGTCTTCCTTTGCAAGTGGTGGCGGGCCGTCGGCCTGTGCTTGCATCGCCGCGTAAAATTGGCCGTAGTAAGTGAGCAAAAAGTCGAAACATGCGCGGTCGCGCTTGACACGGTACACGACCATGCCCTCTGGCGACCAACAGATGTAGTCGCACCACTCGCGGTTGCAGATCTCCATAAGAGCGTTCATCTGCTGGTAGTAGTGGCCCGGGACCTGCTTGTGTAGGCGGCCACTGCCATCTCTGCGAAAGTAGAACGGGCACTTCACCTCCACCATACCCTCGTCACCAACGAAACCGTCGGGTGAACCGGCGAGCCAACTGTAGTCCGGGTGGATATGCAACCCCGTTGCGGTCACGACGTTCCCCGTCAGTGATTGGTACGCTACGATGCCGTTCGCCTCGTTTGCGTTCCCCCACTCAGTAGCGTCGTTGCCCTGGAACTTGTCGAGCCCGAGTGCGCGTCGGTACGCGACCACCCGTGAAACGTAGTTCACCTGACCCAGTGCCGCACCGAGGTTCGACGCCGTGAGCTTCCCGCGGCGGGCGACATGCCATGCTGGTGTGCGTTGCTGTAATTCGGCCATTTGCTACTTAAACGTGTCACACTCCAGTATCAGAATATTCTTCTAACAACATAATAGACATGACCTGGGGCTGGTCTCCACGTAAAGAACCCCTCGGTACGGGTGGGCGAGTAGGTACCCCCGCCGAGGCAAAGCAGCAGGGCGCATGGGTCGATTACGAGGCGGAGTATTTGAAGCATCGTCTGAAAAATCCGGCTGGGCGGTTTAAAGACCTCCCCGCTGGCGACGCAGAGAGGAGTGTGTATCTTGACAAGGTATCGAGCAACTACAAGGAGGAAGCGGACGCGTGTCTCAAAATGGAATTTAACGATTGGTTGCAAGGGAAGCACAAGACTAATCAGGAACGTAAAGTATACGTGAACGAGGGCACGAAGCCGATGAGGCGGCACATCTACGATGGGGAAGTGGGTAAACCGAAAAACGGTTGGGTTGCGGCTGATTGGGGCGATGCACAGCTTACACACCTGCCCGGGGTGCGTGATTATCTGCGCGGTATGGCAAAGCACAAAGACGATGCGGAACTTCAGATGAATTTGCTAGCAGAGCATGGGCCACAAAATTTGGAGGAGGCGTGGATGTACTTTAAGCACTGGGTGAAGGGGCGGTCTGTGGGTGTAGACACGTGCGCACACCCCCGTCCAACAATCCTCAAAGACTCTAAGCGTTCGGACTTTGGTTTTCAAGCGCCGCGTATGTCACCACCAGCATCGCCAATATTCAGAGACTCAGAGGACAAATCCTTTTATGATGCTCAAGATCGGATGGGAGCGGAACCCTCTGCGGCGGTGGAGGACTTGCGACAGCAAGTATCAAACATGCAGCGCGAGCTGCAGGAAGCAGAAGACGCACGTTCTGTTACAACAGAACGACTACAACTCGACAGAGCGCAACTAGAGGCAAGGCTTCAAGCTGCAAACCAAGCTGTCGCGGAAGCTGAAGCCGCTGCTGAGGCAAAAGCAATAGTTACCGAGGCGTTTAATGACGTGGAGACTGGCATACTCGATAGTGAATTATCTATAATTACAGATGCATTCGCCGCCAGATCAGCAGATTTAGCAGATGCTCAAGCGGTCATAATCCAGGCTGGCGCAGAGAAGGCTGCTCATAAGGCAGAGTTGGCTGCTGCAACCGCTGCAGCGAAAAAGGCCGCTACCCACGCTGCAGTGGCTGCTGCTAGCGCTGCAGCAAATGCACGTCGAGCAGATTCTACAGAGGCTCGGGCTGGAATGCGAGAATCAGACGACCAACGACGGGTGGTACAGGTCGATGGGTATCATCCTGGTCCCAACGCACGATTCAGCCGTCCCCGTTCTAGGGCAGCGCAGGATCC